CCATTTAGGAGATTCGGTCGCAATATATTGCGATGCTCCGTACATGGCGTCAGCATCGTTTAAACCTTCTTTGCCTTCAGTATCGTGCCACTGTTGATTCTGCTGCATGTAATACGAAAGATCTTTCCCAAATCCAGATGGCGGCGCAGCATCTGGCAGTGCGAGCCCAGGGTTTAAAATTTGAAGATTCTTTTTTATAACTGGGTAATAGAGGGTCTGTGTATGCCGAGGGGCAGAATCGTATAGCTTCGTCACGCGATCAAGCGTTTCCAACGCATTTGTCTTTTGTTGTTGGGCAACAAGAATAGCCTGCTGTTGCTGTTTAAGTGCTTGCTCTTGTTGCATCTGTTGGATAAGGGCAGATCTATAGTTCATCTCAGAACCGGCAGTAAGTCCTTGAGATAAACCGCGTCCAATGCTCGCATCTGTGACGCCCGTCGGTAATGGTTGTGCTCGTGGGATTTCCATTTATCCAACCTTCGCGGGAGTCTTCAAGTATGTCGCGGCCGCCTGCGCGCCCTGTGCCGCGAAATTAGCCCACCCCATCATCTGATTCTGCGAAGCGTTGTATTGATTAAGCCCCGCCGTATAGTTCATGTTTGCTTGGTCTAGTGCCTGCTGATAGGTCCCGAGTTGTTGTGTTTGGTAAGGCTGGTAGTAGGCGTTTAAGTTGCTCTGGTATTGACTCAAGAGCGGCGCTAAAGTTGAAGCCGACGTGGTCGCAGAATTATTCACATAACCTAACTGCGTATTCGTTGCGCCAGCGCCAGCTGTAGCCGCACCTCCTGCCGCTCCCACAGTGCCCGCCACTTGTCCACCCAGAGTCTGGATGTACCCTAATCTTTCAGAGCTATTTTGCGCCGCGACGTTCTGTTGAAAGAGTTGGATGGCCCGTTGCCCGGCGGTTGAGTCAGACGTGGCCTGCGCGGGCGTATCTCCGTTGACCATGATTCCGCGTTGCGCTAACGAATCTTTCAGAGCAATAAAGTCTCTCTGCTGCTGTTGTTTCGTGGCATCATTAACTGCGCCAGTTCCCTCTAGAGCATTCTTGTAAACGTCCGACTGCACCTGAGCGACGCTGGGATCGGACGTCCCACCTGCCGCGCTCGAAGTACCAGTTCCACCAAAATAGTTTTGAAGATATCCAAGCGCCGCTGATCCCACGCCTTGCGCTTGCGCGAGTTGTCCCTGCGTTCGCGATTTGAGATCAGCTAAAGCGGTAGGATCAAGATTCCCTTGAGCGTCATAGAGCCCGGAAATTTGCTGAAGTACTTGCTTGTTTTGTTGAAGGCTTGTTCCGGTCCCTTGGATCATCTGATTGAACTGATCTAGGGTTACTCCTTCCTTACTTAAAATGGCCTGTTCTTCGGGAGTTAACCCAGGGAACTGAGGCAGTTTTGGCGCATCAGGGGGTGAGCCGCACATGCAAATCTCCTTCGCTCGCTATTGGCTTGACAAAATACTGAAGTCCGTCTTTAATCTCCGTCGGAACTGCTCCGAATTTTTTAAGGAGTCTATGGAATTGACCATGGTGCAATTCGCTCCATGTGAACCAACCACATAATTTCATCCGCAAAATGGCATTCTCGACGCGCACTAAATCCCGTATCAGTGATTTCTGCAATCGCCCACGCTCATTCTGAATCCAGCGCACAAAGACCCAATTATTTGGGTAAAGAACTGCTTCCAAAACTCCGTCGTTAAAAATCGTCGTCATAAAACTCGGATCATCTTGAACATTCCCAGGTATGGAGGGAGGTTATTGTGGGCCGCGCCACTCCCGTTAACGGTGCCTGCGGCAGTAATCCCGGTCGCAGAGCTTGCGTTAGTCACGTTGGCATTCGCGCTGTTAACCGTTAGCCCTGTCGTTGCGCTGTTCGTTGATCCCGTTCCAATATTGTTTGTCGCTGTCGTGAAACGGGTACCAGCGGTAGCGTTAGTCCCTTCGTTAACACCATGACTGTGACCCGGGTCTGTCACGCCATGGCTATGGCCTGAATCGGTCGCAGTATGGGTATGTTGAGGATCAGTGATCGCGACTGTCACACCAGTGGCCGGAACTTCCGAATTCGTCAGTGTATGCGTCGCTTCACCGCCCGTAGCGCCTATACCGTAAGTACTTCCAGCGCCTATTGACATGCGGTCGCGATAGTCTGGGAGGTTGAACGTAGAGCTACCATCGCCAACACCAAACGTAGTTCCAATTAGGGTAAAGAGCGTCGCGTAAATGGATCTACTAATTGCCGTGCCGTCAGCCAGATGCCAATTGCTGCTGGGCGCTGAGGATACGGGATAATCTATTACGCCGCCCAACGGGACAATCACATTACCCACGGCGGTCAGATTGGTAGCGGCAGGTTTGTACCAGTAATCAGTCCCTAGCATTTGCGCTAACTGGTAGCGTATTCGCTCGAGTTCTCCAGCGATAGAAGTTGCCTTGCTTAGAACACTCCCGGGATACGGGTTTGTCTGAATTTGCGTTTGGGAATCCGTCCCAGAGTAACCCCCCGCGCCTGCAGCATCAAGCAGTGCCGCGACATTTTCAAATTCTGCGTTCCATAAAACGTCAGTAATTAGTTGATCTGGAATTGCGGCCTGAAGTGGTATTGTTCCGGTAGTCCCGCTCATGGTAGTCGTGTCCCCCGAGGCATGTATAGATAAAGAAGTTCCGATAAAAAGAAATCTTGTCCAACGGCGTCGTTAATGAACTCAAATTGCACGTCACGCCCGTAATAACCGATATCAACCGTGGCTGGGATAATGCTGTCTCCGGCGAATGAGTCCACGTTGAAACGGGCGGAACCGAACTTTGCGCCGCTGCCGCTCAATACAAATGTCGAATCTTGCTGACGCTGTCCATCGATAAAGACGTGCATATCGAAATCAACTTCTCCTTGGGCGCTTCCCCTGAAGACGATTCCCTTGATATGTTTCCAAGCGCGTGGTGCTCCGAAATCTTGGCGAATGGTCTTAATCCGAGTTTTGTAAGGATTCCCATCATCGTCGCCTTGAGGTTGTTCAAGTTTCCAAATCATTCCCGAAAAATCGCCAGTCCATAGTTGCCAATCGCCGGGGCCATTGCGTACTTCCCAAACGGCCGACGCGTTGTATCCTGAGGCATAATCTTCGTTGTCGTGGATGATCCATGCCATCGAAGGATCTTTGTCGATGAAATAGGTTAGAGCGATGTTGTTATGCGAACCACCTTCTTGCATGAAGAATTTAATTGCTCGCAATTTACGGTCATACGCACAACAAAAATTTTCGATGTTCGACAGATTGATATTGTCTCGAATGAATTTGTCTATGTAGGCGGGGCGCGCAAGAGGCGATGCTGCATAGGCTCCGGTAGCGATGATCCCTTGAAGGCTGTATATCGTTGAATCCTCGGCCATCAAAAAGAGGTTATTGTTAGCCTTAGCGACTAAACGCCAGTGAGCAGCCCCGCCTTCCCATAGCGATTCGTGATATCCCCAATTCGCTGAACTTGGATCAGTGTCATCGATCAGATAAGTTTTTGTTTTATCCCAAACAAACAGTTGGCCGCCAAGGTCTATACCACCAACAAGGCCGCCTTGAGAATAAACCGGTATTTGAACGACATTCGCGTCGGAAAAGTCTGTAGGGTCGCCCAACTTAGAGGCCCATACTGAATCACGGGTTATTGCCCAGAGCCGAATATTGGCATTACGCGCATGATTAACAAGTTGGAAAGGCATACCACTCGTGCTTGCCCAAGAGGTTGCAGTCATGACGGAAGACGAACTCCCTGAAACACCGTCCCAAAACTGCGGAGCAATCTGGCCGTCAGCCCAAAAAACCTTCTGGGCGATTGTTTGACCGGACTGCGAACCTATCTGAGCGAAACTGATGGCGTTTGAAACTGAATGGCCCGTGCTTAAAATAGTCGCAGTTGTTCCGCTATAGACGTTCCCGCCCGCTGCGAAAAGATTGAAGTATGAACCGTTGTTCATTCGGAATTGGAATCCGCCTTGAATCTTCGGATTGCCAGTGATCGCTGCACCCAAATAATGAGCTGATCCTCCCCGTTTACTCAGCCCATTCTCGTGAAAGTTCAAATTTTTAGATGGTAGGACCAAAGAGGTGACCGGAAGGAGTTCTTGGCTTCGGTCATCTCTAAGGCCAGTTTGAAGGAAGGGGCTTCGGAGGGTCGTTCCGCGATAGGCCATTAACTGTCCCTCACGGATGAGGCTTTGGTGAAAATGGTTGATACGGGCGTACTGCGGTTTCTCCAGAAGAAGAAGAAACTAATCACTGGAACAATACCCGAGTAAAGATTCAACACGTGTACACGGGCGGACTGCCCGATCGATCCGGACGGAATAGGCATGCCGGTTCCGCGAATCTTCGCGAAATCGATAACGGACCTTCGCTTCTCGGGAGTGTTGATTGCCATTAAGACAATTGCCCCTTAGTAAACGTGCTTCCGTCATCTGATAATGCGCCCGTTGCGACTACGGCTCCGGCGTTGTTATAAATTTTCTCCTGAGTTGTCGTCGCAGTATGAGCGTTACGCAAACTCATGTACAAAAGCATTAAGGCTTGGAAGATGGTCGGGGTCGCGCCGGGAGCGCTTGTTAGTTCCGGCATCGTCGACGCGTTCAATAAGGCAAGAATCTGAGATTGGATTGCGGCGAGTCCTGCGGCTCCGATTGTCGATACAGAAGAAACAGACCCAATATTGATGGCTGGTTGACTGCCAGCGAGAGTGACCGGCGTTCCAGCGACTACGCTCGCAAGCGATTGTTCCTCAATCGTTCCATTCCAATAAATTTGACTAGATCCGATTACAGGATCCGTTATCGCGGCTGAACCGCCGGCTCTTTGATAGAAAACGATTGAGTATTTGCCAGATGGAAGGTAAGAAGGAAATGCGCCGAAATAATATCCCGTTGTTCCCTGTTCGGCTAACGAATTCACATAAGTTGTCCAATTCGAGCCGTTGTACACTTCGGTGCTTGCTCCATTCGCTAGTTTCGCCGTGCTGTCGTGAATTGTGCAGTAGAGTGTTTGCCCGGTTTGCGAAATGACTTCTGTTATAGCTGCCATTCAATAGCTCCCTTAATAATCGGTCACAACTTGGGCAAATTCGTGTAGATCCGTCCCATAAGTGGCTGACACAACCTTTTTCTGTAGTTCAGATTGCCAAAGCGTCCACGCATCAGGCCCGCGAACGTCGTCGTTGTACATCAGATGCTTTGCCCGGATTCCTGCGATCCAAAAGTTGCGCCATTCCAAATACAATCGGCTCATAAGCGCGGAATCCAAGTCTGTTTTCATCAAATTCCCGTAATAAAAGAATTTGATCCCATAAACGTTCGTGCTGTCGGGAGGAACATCTAAAATAAACTCGTCAAAATCTTCATCGCCGATTGGATAAGCAATCCGAGGCCGATCGACATAGGAAGGACGCGGTTTTCGATAAAATTCGGATATGTGATCGAATTTAACGGGCCATGATTGGTCAATAATCATGTATGTAGAACTTCCGTCAGGGGCGACCGGAAAATCAGGGGTTACGGACACTGAAACCGTGCCTGCATTGTTCACAAGACCTGTGATTTGACTTGCAGATGCGGTGCCAGTGCCAGATGTGATCAAAACTTCTTTCCCGAGCACGTCCCCAATCGTCTGGGTAGCGCCTACAGCCAAAATAAGAGTATTTAGTGACCCGCCCTGCGCTTGACCCGATACCGATCCCCATAGAATCTGGGCACTCATATCACTTGAAAAGTCTGACGGGCAAGAATATCGGCTTTGACCTGGAACAAGGATGCCGTAGGCGAAGGTTTGCATGATTTTTGGTTGTCTAACAGCCGCCCAAATCTCATTTTTTAGCTGTTCCATCACTTCGTTCTTGTAAGTTGAGAGCATGGACGCCGACGGATTGAGTTCGCCAGCCTGTCTCAGCCCTTCGACAACTATCGATGTCAATGTCGGGTTAGATGGGGCGCTCACGCGACCTCCAAAACAGGCGCTTTTAGCGATTCGTATGCTTCAACCCAGAGGTGATAGTTCTTAGCGACGTCGAAATGTCGCTCAACAGTTTGTCTCGCAGCGACTCCCATACGTTTTCGTAGTTCAGCGCGCGCTGTCATTGTTTCGAGAGCTGCCAACCATCCCGAAGGGTCGTTATTCTCGACGAAGATCCCGTTTTCTGCCACCAAATCCATCATTTCCGCATAAGGAGAACAGAAGGATGAGACTGAAGGTACTTCTAATGCCGCCATCTCTAACCATTTGATCGGGCTTTTGCATCTGTTAAATTCGTTATCAACTAGTGGAATAACTGCAAAGTCTAAATCCATGATGGCTGACACGTAAGGATAGGCAGGCGTTGGGCACCACCCTCTGTAATCTATGCGCGATGGATCAATCCCCCTCAACGATGAATCCCATTTATGGCCCAAAATAACGAGCGTAACGTTTGGGTTGTCTCGCATAAACTGAGGCAATACTTGGGCCATAATAAGCCAGTCCTCATAATGGCTGTAGCCACCAGACCAACCCATGCGAATTCCTTTATGAGGCTGTAGCGGTAATTTTTTCCACAACGTGAGGTCGATGCAATTTGGAAGAACTTTTACATTCGGGTTAAATTGTCTAAATTCGTCAGCAATAATATTAGTCGTCGTCGTGACCATGTCCGCAAGGCCCATCGCCTCTTTCGCACGGAGTAGCCCTGCTCGATTTTTTGCCAAATCAATACTTTTCCCGTCTTCCCAAACGGGCAGCATTTCTCCCTTATATTCGTGACTGTAATTCTCAGTCCCATGATCTCTATAGTGAGGCGAAAGCGGGCTGATTTTCCAAATGTTGTCGTCCCAATCGACGACTACCTTTTTCCCCATCTCTTTAAGAGTTTTCAAAACGCCATAAAATTTTTCGTCATATACGCGGGGAATTACACATAACTCAGCCCACGCCAATTTTTGACCAATGTCTTCAACCTTATCGCCCTTCTCGATATGGCAGACTTGGATAGCTCCATTCGCTGATGCGGTTTCAAGTGGGCTGGCGCATCGATACCATCCGCACCCGCCGTTATCTCGAAGGAAATAGAGAACTTTCAAATCGTTCCCTCCATGATCCATTCCGTCATGGGCGTGTTTACGACTGGAATAACCGGATGTTTTTGACCCGGAATGCGATTGATCACTTTTCCAGGAATATCGATTAAATTCAGCTTTATCTTCTCGGCTTGCTTCGTCATCCAGGAACGCTTGTACCACCATCGATACCCATCCCAGCGGTAAGGATCCGGGTCCGTTTCTAGGAGTGGGTGAACGGAGATATAGGCCTTCCCATCCTCCGCCAACACATTCCAGATTCCTTTTAGAAGTTCAGGGATATCGTCCGGCTCAATATGAACAGTGAGGGAGTTGCATAAAATGAAATCGAAAGGTCTAGGGTCGACCATCCATTTGCGAAGATCAAAAGAATCCATGATCTGCAAAACGGGAGTGTTCTTAAACTTCTGCCGCTCACATTCCATGAGAGCTTCTTTTAAAAGACCAACCGAAATGTCGGCTCCGAAAAAGTTTCCGTTATTTAGATAATCGACGAGGCGAATAGTCCCGCGTAACGCACCGCATCCTAAATCTAAAAATCTGTGAGAAGGCTTAAGCCCTCGCTGCAACATAAATTCGTATTGCACCCGTGCTTCATATCCGCCGTACGCTCCCGAGAAAATGACCGCTTCCTCGGCACTGCCGTTAAATTCCCAACGTTTCTGGTATACCGGCCAATGATTCGTCATCGTGTTCATTTCTTTAAAGCCTCGACGGTTAATGTGGGACGCCCATAATCTGATGTGAGAAATTCACGCCAAGCTTTGTTCCTATCTGAAACGTCTTTACCGTTCATTACTCTTTTCATCCAGCCCGGATGACAGCGGTCATATTCCAGGAGGGTGGTGTTGTTGTATCGTCCGACAAATCGCATGGTGCGGTCTTTTGTAAATCCATTGCTTGGATCTTTTGCTAATTCCTTTGAGTAGGAAATGAGATCCGCCATGGGCTCTGCGTGGAGCGCCTTAATTTTTTCGCCTTCATAATTTGCGCGTATCAACATATTTACCTTTCCCCGAAGGGACCCCCTGGAAGGCTTCCAATGTCCACTTCCAGGGGGAATTCGGATTATTGCTGGAAGAACCCTGTCATGAGTCCACTACCTTTTTCATTACGACTTTCTAACGTCAACTCTGCTTCGATCTTGTAACGTTCAGACGAACCAGTTTTTGCTAATTCGACGCGATTCACGGGACGGAGCCATGCTTTAACCCACAATTCGAGTACGCCCAAGTTAAGGATGTATCAGGGTTGCGTGTCGTTCATGACGTGATGCAAGCGAATCATGATCGTTCCAAAGTCAGATTCGTAAATATCAACCGTATTCACGAGTTTCTTTTCTTCGGCTTCGATGCGGCGCGTGTTCGAGGTGAAACCACTAATTTTCCGCTTCTGGTAGGAACCCACCAAAGTGACGGTAGGGTATCCGCCTTGCGCCCAGATCAAACCGAGATTGTTGTTAAACGTTGGTTCGTCTAACGCCTGGCTTGTCGCAGTGGCGGTCGTTACATTCGTCGCGATCCATCCCAACATGCCTTTTAACTGACGGGCGGTTGTGGCGTTACCCGCGGCGGTGTTGGAATTAACAACAAGCGCGTACTCGATGTCTCGCGCCAATTCTTTGCTTCTCTTCAAGGTTTGGTAGTCAACCTCGTCGTTACGTCCAGCGGAAACAACGGCCCGCTGAGTTTCCGACACTTGAAACACCTTCCATAAGATTTGGGTATAGTTCCCTAATCGAACGGTAGGCGTCGCAGCCGTCGCAGTCGCGTCGTCGCCTTCGACTTGCGCGTTAGCCGCAGCCGCTGCGAGTGTGTCGGTTTGCCATTCGTGAAGGGTCTGAATAGCGCGGGTCGAACCCGTGTTCGACGTTACCCATGTCTCCATAGGAGAAATGTTGGTGATAACATCGATCAGGTCTTCCCTGTTTCCTATCGCTTGATAGGTTTGAAATGTTCCCGAAGGTACAGACATTTTCTTGTCCTCAGTGACTTATCCTTGCGTCTCGCGTTTCAGCCGGAAAACTTCCTGCCAATCCTCGGTACGCCCGGTTTTTTTGGCGACGTCAAACGCCGCCTGATAACGTGCCTGCCAATTTGCATCTGGGGATTCTCTACTTGGAACGCCGCTTGAACCTTCAACAATCGGAACCACTACCGGATTGTTATTGCGATCCAGAATTACATTGGTACCCACAGGTGCCATTACAGGCGCTTGGGGCTGAATAATGCTGGACGGCGTCAAAACAGGCGCAGCGGGAGCCACGCCTGATAACACGTCTCGAAGCTTCATTTCTTGATACTTCCCATACCAAAAGGCGGGATTATCAAGTTGTTGCATCAAGATGGGGTTTGACTGCACTTCCGGTTTAGATAGTTCAGAATCAACGAATGCCTGAATCTTCGGCGCATACGCCATGAAGTCTGTCGCTCCGAGTTCAGATTTCGCTTTATCCGCAAGACGTTGAAGACCCGCTTGAAACTGTTGCGGGGCGACAAGGGCTCGCATGGCGGCTAGGTCCGCTTCCAATCTCGCAATCCGTTCGGCTTCGGCGGATGGCTTTGCGGGAGGCGGTTGATTCGCCGCGGGCGGGACTGATGGCGCAACAGGAGCCGACTGCCTCAAAGCTGCGCGATCAGATTCCAATTGAGCACGTTCTTGGGCCAACTTCTGCCCTTGAAGAGTCAAGTGGCGCTCCAGTTGAATTCCCTTTAGATACTCTTTTACTGGCACGTTCATTTCGACGCCGTCAACTTTTGTCCGCACCATCGTATCTTCGGGCAATTTGCTGAGGTCAAGTATGCTCGCAGCGGTAGGTGCTGGTTGCGTGGGCGTCGCGGGCGCGGGCGCAGATGCAGGAGTGGCCGCTGCAGGCGGAAACACTTTCGTCGTATCTTCAAACCCTTTAATCGGGCGGTTAATGATGGTTCCATCTCCCGCGATGTTCTCCGGAAAAAGTCTTTGAGACGTCGATAGTTTTCTCGGCGCAGCTGGTTCGCCTGCGTTCTTTGCCGGTTCGCTTCCCGGTTTGTCTAAGTTCAGCGCCGCTTCAATAGCGGTAGCTTGGTCTTTTATTTCCATACGTTCATTCCTTTCAATCTCATCCCTCTTGCGGGGTAGAGTTGGTGATCTCTTCTAGTTTCTGCCGTGCGTCTCGTGCCTCTTGGATACGTGCTAAGATCCGCGATTCAATGCGGTCTAAGGCTTCCAATTGGCCTTTGATATGCGCGACTTGCGCTATCGAGTTCGGTACAAAATCGAGTCCTTTCACCATCAAGATCATTTCCATCTGCATCGGCATAAAGACGTTCGTTTTAAGCCATTCCAAATGCGGAATGAATTCCTCAAACGGACGCGCCTCTAGAATTGTCTTCTGATAGCGCGATGCTTCCTGCGCTTGCAGTCGGATAATTTCGTCGATCTCTGATTTCTTTTCCATAAAAAAAGCGATAGCAATACAGGGGTGCAGCCCTGCACGGCTATCGCTTTTTCTACGTCTCTATTCGGCTGTTAAAGAACTAAGCGGGCGCGAGTATATTCTGTTGCGCCCCACTTGTCGGACCTGACACACCCGGAGGCGACGGCTGCCCTTTGGGTCCTCCGCCTTGCCCCTGCTGCGGGGGTGGAGGTTGCATCGCTGGCAACTTCATTTCGTCAACGTTCCGGTATCCAAGACTTTTCGCTATTTGTTCAAAAGGGATTTGCGGATTAAAGAAGCGAACGTTCTGCGCTTGGATCGCGCCGATCTGGAGAAGTTGGCCCATCTGGGCATTCGCCTGATTCCCTAACTCGGCCATCGTTTTCCATTGCGCCATCTGCTGCTGTTTGTTTTGTCCGAGCGCTGGCATGAAATCGAAATCGCCCTGAATTGATAAAGAAGGCGGCGTCCCAACATAATTCCCATCATTATCTTTGACGAATTTCCACCCAAGAACGCGTCCCGTCACCATTTCAATAAACGCATCTGATTCGTACTCTTGTTCGAGTCTCAGAATGTATTGAAAAAGAGGAACCAAGCCTGTTATCGAAATATTTCGAATGACCATGTTCGTCTTCTTAGAAGCATTCGTTTGAAGAATGTTTGATGTGGTCGCGGCTTGTTCATCGTTTGCTTGGCTGTTAACGCCGAGTTGCTCTGCGCCAATTGAAGAGATTTCTGAATAGAGAGCATCTGTGCGTTGCTGCGCGGGAAGACTGATTGCGACCGGGTTGGACATTTCCATCTCTCGGATGGCTTCCGGGCTAATCGAGTTGCCTTGAACGACACCGCCGATCTTCCGTAGTTTTAACGCCATCAAATCAATGCCCGCATTTTTATCAATCAGGATCGGAGGTCGCAACGCGCGCGCTACCGCTTCTCTTTCCTGATTGATGCGAGCATTCGTTTCCTTCTGCAACCCTTCGGTCACTTCAGGAAAGCTCTTTCCGTACATCGAGTGAGATTCCGGAAAGGATGTTGCAACGATAAAAGGTGGCCGCACTGGTTCCGTTGGGTCGAACTGGAAAGGGAGATTGTTGTCCACCCATTTCCGCAATTCAGCCATCGGCCGTTCCGCAGATCCACCTAGAACGAAACTACCGGAAATAAGGTGGTCGTCGTCACCCTTCGGCTGTAAATCCCAGAATTCATAAACCCAAATGGTTTGCAATTCTTTAATGTCTTCTGGTGCTCCGGCGAATGGAGATCCTTGGGTCAGACTGCGTTGCGTCTTAATCAAATCAGTTCCTGGAGTCGTTCCGGCCCATGGGATCGTGTTCACATTCT